CGGTCGCTGCCGACATGACATTGTGAACCGTGTCCTTTACGCCGTTGAATACTTTCGATGCAGCTTGTCCTATTGTGCTATTTTTTATGTTGTCACCGATTTCCTTGACCTTATTCGTGACCGCCTCTTTCGCTTTCGTGAATGCTCCCGTGATAGTCTCTTTGATTGCATTGAATTTTTCTTTGATGTTGCCCCACAATTCGGACAGTTTTTCTTTGACCTTATCCCAATTTTTATATAGTGCGACACCTGCTGCAATCAGTCCGGCAATCCGTGTTACAATTAAAATAATCGGACACAAGTTCATAACTGCATTGAGTGCCGTTTGTGCCACCGTCATTCCTCCGGTTGTTGCCGTGGCTGCTGTTGTAGCTGCCGTATGTGCTGCCGTGGCTGCTGTTCCTGCCGTATCTGCTGCCGTTCCTGCTGCCGTGGCTGCTGTCTTTGCCGTAATCTTTGCAATTATCTTTGCAGCTCCGGACACAAATTTCTGTCCGGTCGTTACCGTGTCAGAGATTCCCTTTGCCACTTTTCCGAATCCGATTGACAACGGACCGATAGCAGCGACCACAAGACCAACTTTGAGAACTGTTTCTTGCTGTGCCGGAGAGAGCGACGTGAACCATTGTGTCAACTCTTGAATCTTTCCGGTCAATTTTTCAATCATAGGTGCTGCGGATGTCTGTGCTGTGGATGCCAGTGTCGACAACGCCAGTTTTGCGTTGTTCATCGCAACCTTTGCATTGTCAATCGGGTCGAGTGTTCCGTTGTAGGTGTCCTCGACTGTTGAACCGTATTCCTCCATTGATGACGAAAGACTGGTGAGGTCAATTCTGTTTTCACGAATTGCCTTTGTCATTTCCGCAGCACCTTTTTTTCCAAACAATTCCGTTGCAATCTGCATCGCCTCGGTCTCTGTCTTTGCGTTCTTGATGCTGCCGATAGTATCTGACAACGCCTCGTCCATTGATTTTCCCTCTGATGTGGCGTTCTGTAATGCTTTTTTCAGACCCGCCATTGCTTGAGTTGAATCAACACCGTTTGCGTCGAATTGAGCCATCAAATTGATTGCTTGAGGCAATGACAATCCCATTTCTTTGAATTGAGCGTTGTTGTCGAGGACATATCCCTCTAATGTATCAACAGAGATTCCGGTTGCCGTGAGCAATCCTAATAGATTCCCTGTCTGTGATGCATCGACGTTCCACGCTTTCATGATTTTGTCAACTTGGTCAACTGACTGTGTGACGTTTGTTCCGTTGATTGTTGCAAACTGTATGAACTGTTTAGAGGTCTTTTCAAGTTCCGTTCCGGTTGTATGGAATCTTGTGTTGACTTCTCCGATTGCCTCTCCTACCGTTGACATATCCTCCGGCATTGTTCCGAAAACATTATCCGCAGACTTTGTCAATCCCTCAAGTGCCTCTCCGGTTGCTCCGGTCTTTGTCACTATGGTGTCATAACCCTCGTCGAGTTCCGTGAATGCTTTGATTGATGCTGCACCAATACCCGCAATTCCGGCAGAGACAACCGACATTTTCTTTCCGAAACTCTCCATCTTTGTTCCCGCCGTATCGCAAGCGGTCGCAAATTTTTCAAGTTTATTATCTTTTAACTGGTCATTAACATTTTTCAGTTCTGCCTCCATGTTCATGAGGGCAGTCTTTGACTTTTCCGTCTTTACCGTCTGATTTGCAAGTGCGGTCTCTGTCTTTCCGATTGCTGTCTCATTTGCGGTGAACTCTTTCTCTAACTTGTCGAGTTCATCCTTGAGTGCTTTTGACTGCTCGGAGTTCTTTCCGGTCTCTGCCGTTGATTTCTCATAAGCCTCTTTCGCAGCATCAATCTTTGTTTTGAGTTCCTCCTGCTTTGTCTTTTGGTCTGACAGTTTCTTTGTCAACTTCTCCTGCTGCTCACTGTTCAACTGCACGATGTTCTTTTGCACCGTGATTTTTTGAGTGAGCGATTCGGCTTTTGCCTTGAGGCTGTCTGTTTCTGACCCGAACAACTTTGCTTTCGTCGCTGCCGTCGTATATTCCGCAGACAAGACT